ATGTCAGTAGGAAGGGAAAGTGGGTAGGTGATAGCCATTAATTAAATGCCCTTCGTACATGACCACCCCGTTGCCGGGAGTTAATAATTTGTTGCTCAGTGTATTTAGCAATACGAGGTGCTTCCTCAGCAATAATCTTCTTTACTGACTCGTCACCGTTAGCAGAGAAGTTAAAGCTCTGGTTAATAACAACACCAGAGCCGCCACCAGCTTGAACACCGAGTTGACCGTTAGCACCACGCTTGAGGGGCAAGATGGCCTCAGGACCAGCCTCTCCCATAACCCCCATGCGGCCAGAGGTTGTCATAAAGGAGGTTGCACGGTTTACAACTCCACCACTAGCAAACAGCTTAGGGAAGGAGAACATACCCCCAACCCCGGTAGCTCCGCCACCACCGGCTCCGCTGGTTGGAGCGTCAGGGATCGTTACGCCTTGCAGACGATTTAACTCCTCCTGAGCTTCAATCTGATCGTCCAGAAGTTTTTTCTGGTCTTCCATCCGAAGCCTGATTTGCTCCATTCTCTCGTCTCTGCGACGTAAGGCCTCTTCGAGAGCTTCTTCTCGGGTTATAGTCTTTTCGGTCAGCTCAATACCAGCTTTTCTAGCCTCGTTTGCGTAAGTCTCATTCTCGTTAATGAGCTTTACAATTTTAACCAAAGAGTCATTAAGAGTGACAAGTTCATCAGTTCTAGTGCCGGAGAGCTTTAGACCTTCAGAGTGTTCTGTTATGAGGTCGTTAATTTCACCGATGACAGTTTTAACTTCGGACTGCCTAGAAAGATTGGCCACCTCAACTGTGCTAAGAAACTCAAGTGCTGAAGTTGTTGCAGCAATCTGCTTTTCTAGTGACTCTGCTTTTTTACGAAGGTTAAGTGGGTCGCCGGGAATGTTATAGATAACGCTCGTTTGAAGCCTAGTCAGTTCCGAGTTTAAGTCTCGGATTCTTTGCTCAAGACCTCGTTTAAAGAAACCCCCCTTGGACAGCCCCTCAATACTAGCCTGAGCTTGGTCTATTGTATCCCCAAGTTCCTTACGGACTTTAGTCCTTGCAAATTCAACAATCTGCGGACCAAGCTCAAGGTCAATAGCCTCTTTAACACCCCTAAGAGCATCAACGTAATCATCAGCAGACTCAACAGCTCCCTCGATAAGCTCAGAGAAAGACTTAAAAGCAGTATTTCCCTCAGTAAAAGCTCTAACAAGCGAAGACCCAACAACAAGACCGACACCCGCTATTGCACCAGTCAGACCGGGAAGCAAGCCAGCTAACTGTGCGCCCTGTTGTGAGAACGCTACGAGGACATTCTGACCGGATTGTACCTGTACTGCAAAGTCACCGACCTGATAACCGGCATTCTGGAACATGGCATTCATGCGGTTGGTATTCTTGCGAAGACCACCCATAGAGTTTGCCATTGTGCGCATTTCTTTAGAGGTCTTACCATACTGAGTGCCTAAGCGCTGGACAGCAGCTTTGGCTTCCTTGTGGGAAATAACCCCCAAATCAACAGACTGCCTGACAAGATCAACAGCAGACCTAAGTTGCTTCTCTTTATTGATTAACGGCTCAAGGGAGTTTTCTAAGCGCTCATTAGCCAGCTTAAGTTTGTCGGTGTCCCTTGCAGCAACGGTCAGATCGCTAGAGTCTACTGTGATCCGAAAGTCAGCCATTCATAACCCTCATATAAACTAAATCAAGTCTCTTAATTGCCTCTACGTCTCTAGGCGACAAGTTACTGTGAGTTAGTTCCTTCCATGCTTTTATCTCTTGATAACTAATCGGGCTGGGACCGCTGGCATCAACTGTCCTGCTGTTGGTCAAAGCAATAAAGGCAGACCAGATATGCTGCACTAAGAACGGAAAGTCGGGTCCTTCTAGTTCCTGTGGAGTAAATCCGGTCTGCCTCTCTACTTGCTGTAAGTGTTCGTGTTTTGTTGTGCCATCTTGAGACTTAGAAAGCTCGAAGGTCCATTCTCCGAAGCTCTCTAGTTGCTCAATTAGGCCATCGTAAAATCCAGAGTTTCTTCGATAGCCTCTTCAATTTGGCCTCTAATCCAGAAGAACTCTGAGTAAATCTCCTTGGCTTTATCTACAGTCAGTTCTGGGGAAACACCATCGTAAGAAATGTCCCACTCTTTAGTAACTCTGGCTAGGAGGTCGATAGCACCTTCTTCTAGCTCTGAAGAAGATAGCTGTACCTTCTTCGACTTTTGTATCTTTTGTAGACGCCGGTCGGTTTGTTCGTGTATCACTTTCTTATACTCAGCCGAGTGCGGAGCGTATACAGTGATACTCATTTCAGTGTCAGAGCCATCATTCATAAGAGGCTCAAGAGTGTTCGGGTGTACCAGAATAACCTCAACGGTCTCTGATTTAGGCTTCAGGTTTTTCAAGTCCATTGTCGGGGTTCCTTAGGGTCGAGTGGGAAAATGAATGAGAGGAGGAGCCACCCGACAAGCTCACTCCTCTCCCCTTTGGCCAAGGGATTCTTATGCAGCAGACTTAGTGATCTTAATCAGCGTGTTCGTGTCGGTGGTGCTAGAGCTAAGATCAGTGTCGTCACGCAAAGCAATAAACGACATGTTGACCAGTCGAGACGTAGGACCATCGACGCCTACATCAGCAGAGTTAATCTTGATGCGTGGCATGGTGAAAGTCAGAGTGCGTGCTACAGACTCAGGGTCACCGACTACAACCTCAAGCGAAGACTCGGTTTCTTGCAGGAAGCGGTTGATCATGGTCTCATCTTCAAAGTACGCAGTGATCGTACCTTCAAGAGCTGCCGTGCCAAACTCAAGATCAGAGGCTATGTTCTCACCGACAACCATAGTTGGGGAGAAGCCGTTGGTCAGAGTAAAGTCCAGCGAAGTGATCAAAGTCAAGGCAGAGCCAAGGTTAGCAACACCAGCGTTGCCCAGCTTAATGTCCCCAGAGTAGGAATCAAAGGGCTGGTTGCCTGCCGAAGCGGTGACAGTCTTTTGGGTCTGAGAGATGGACATGTCACGACCAACAATCCCGAAGGTCGAGGTTACCATTTGGTTCGGAGCAAGGGACACAGACATGCTGTTGACAGTACAGCCCGTGAACAGGCGAGCTTGGTCAATATCTTCTGCATAGTCCTCAATGCTAAGGAACAGGGGCGTGGTGCCGAGGATGGCAGCGTTCGTTACGGTGGTAGAGCCATCGCCAGCAGTAAAGCCAGTGTCAAAGTCCGAAGACGACATAAGAGCCGACTGCATAAGCACGTCAAACTCGTCGTGACGGAGGTCTGCCGTGATGTCACCACCAACAGAACGAGCGCCATGACGGTCTACTGTGGGCATCCGGTGAGCTTGGATGTCAGTACCAGTCAGGCGCTCTTTGGCCATATTCAGGGAGTGAGTGGAAAATGGCAGATTGGTAAAACTGGTGGCAGTTGTAGTAAAATCGCTCTGAACACCAACCGCCAGTTGTGAACGAGACCCTTGAGCAAATCGTTGAGACATTTGCTTTCTCCTTAGTTATAGATATAGAACCCGATATTCACCGGGACATAATAAAACGGAGTGTCTAAACCACCACTTTCTCGTTCAGCATAGTCAATAGACACGGTAAAGCTGTCTCCGTCGCCGTTGGTATAAGAGACATCTGTAGCGGCATCAAAGGCATCCAGAACCTTGTCAGCGATCTCATCTGCTGCACCGGGACCATTGCCCTCTGGTGCGTAGCAAATAACAGTGTAAACTCCTTCGTACCGTTGCTGAGGAGAGGTTCCCCGTACAGCAGGTCTGCGGGAGCGTGGGACAAAGAGGGTCTCTACATAAGAGGTCCCGTTAGCTCGGTCAAATGAGACATTCTCGTAGGAAATTGAGGGAATGCCTGAGATAGCAGCAAGCTGAGTTTCGAGGGCTGCACGAATATCTCTGTAAATACTAGCCATGCTGCTGCTTCACCTTTTGTAGGATACTTTGACTTTTGGCCTCTAGCCGGTCTTCAACAATCAAAGCATGCGGGGACCTGTTGATGAAATAGAAGTTTGAAGCGCTTACTGTCAAGCCGGATTTGAGATAACCCCCGGGGCTTCCTCTGGAGAGCGTGGTCCGAATGTCATTAACAAGGTTGTTAAGTGCCTTGTTTCTTTCTACAGCCGGGGGCTGGTTCTTAGGCTTGCCTGCTGAGGACTTGCGTCTGCCGCCCCCAAGATTATCCTTAAAGGACCAAGAGTTGACAAAAGCCCCGGTATCAACAGGAGAAGCCACAACGATAGTTGTAGCTATGTCGGCCATCTTATTGCCAACTTCGTCTCCCAACTCTTCCAGCATATTGTCAATCTTACGCTGGAGTTGAGGAGAGATTTTAATATCCGTCTTCGGCACTACTCGAAGACCTCACAGAGGTAACAGACGGCTTGACCACTACTAAAGATGGTTCTCACAGTGGTAATATTCACCGTATCTCCATTCCCTAAAATCTGGTCTTGGTCGTCTGGGACAACCGTGAGACCTTTGGCGGGAATGACACAAGCACGTCTGCCCTTCCTAGTCTGACTGAGGTCAGATGTACCCTCTGCTAGGTTATAGAAGTATCCCGTAAAGGAATAGTCCGTAGTCGCCGATCCACTCAGCGTGCCGGTGGATGCGTCATAAGTCCCATCTGTGGTGACTTTGCGGAGTGTAAGGGTTTCGCCAAAGTCTTGGACCAGCTTCAGAAGGTCCCTAGCGTTAAACGACATGGACTATTCCTCACTCGTAGTCCGCAGACCCGTCATAATTTGGTGGGTTACGGAAACGATCTCTACGGAAAGATGGGATCACACGGTCGGTGTCCTGTCTTACCACAGAGATAGCTGCTTCACTAATCCCCCCGGCTTTAATGCCGAGGCCCGATTGCTTCTTGGACTCAGACTCAAGAGTTTCCGCAAGGGCCAAATAATGGGAGTGAAGATCAGAGTAACTAGCGCTAAGAGCGCCATCGAGGTCAGTGTCAACACGACGAGCATACTTAGCTGCAATAGCTCGACAAGTATAAGCAGCAGCTTCGTAAACATTGTCAGAGGACTGAGCAAGAGCAAAAGCAATCTCTTCGTCCTTAGCTTGGACATCTGTAGAGTCAGTGTCACCTACGAGGAACCGTACAGCATTCCTACGGCCAGATGCAGTAGTGGTGCCGAGGTCGTCAATATCGTAGGTAAAGTCTGACATTATGCTTGCTCCCAATCAGCCCAAGGGCTGTTACGCCATGTACGAATATGACCACGTTGTTTCTTCGTGATCGAAGAAGCCTTACACTTCTTTGTGTCGTATTCACGCTCAGTCTTTGCAAACAGCTTGACCTTAGCGTTAATATTGTCTACGATAACTTTAAGCTCGTCGGGACCAAGTTCATCGAGACCGTCTCCAACAACCTTCTTTTGGTTGTCTTCAGTCGGAGCCTCCTGCATAAGGAGACCCCGATTGAATAAAGACATAACGTCTCGCCAAGGGATGCCTCGCTGTTGCCAGTCAAAGACATCCCCCCGCTTCCATTCGGTTCCATACCCCTTAAACTCTTGTCTAACGAGTTGAACCCAGTTTAGTTGAAAAGGAAGAAGAGAGTAGTCGGGTGTCATACTCTAGCTTCCTTAGTCGGCAGCTACGATGTTCTCGAAGAAGTAGCCCAAGTCAGCGCCAACCATCTTCATATCGTAGGACATCTTCACCTGAATCATCTCTGCAATCTGCTGACGCTTCAGTGCGTCGTCAGAGAAGGACTCAACGGTGATGCCGAGGTTGTTAGCACCGGGGATGCTGTTCCATGCGAAAGTCAGACCAGACGCAGGGGTCATAAGACCAGCATTACCCGGAGTGTAGCAAAGCATAGCGTGACGACCACCGATAAAGCTGTTGCTCTCAGCAGCACCCTCAGTGGTGTCGTTCTGGACAGCTTCCATGACGTAGTAGTTTTCTACCTCAAAGATTTCTGCCAGCTTCGCCTTGGTAACCAGAGCGGTATTGGTGACAGTAGCACCACCGTTCAAGCGAGCAAGGATGTCAGAGTTGCTAACGAGAGAGTCGTGTACCTTACGGCCAACTACCAGAGTGTTCGGGCGGAAGCCGCCAGACTGAAGCTGGATGGTACGAGACGCATCGGTAATGTTCTTAATAGGGGTAGAGTTAGCCTCATCCCATTCGGTGATGGTACGGCCAGAGAAAAGGTCTTGGCTCGTCCATACACCAGCAGCAAAGAACGTCTCAGCGAACTGCTTCTCACGGTGGATCATCAGACGCATAGCCAGAGTCTGCGCACCGGCGGAACGGATGTCCAGAGCAGCATCTTCGTTAGCAAGGGTCTGCTCATCGAAGTCCATACCGAGGCCGTACACGTCAGCAAAGTAGCTGTCGTTAGATACGGTCATACCGATACGCTCTACTTCAGTGCGAGGTGCCAGCTTCTTAACGTCGCCGGTACGGTTCATGTTCGCACGGTCGTACTGGTAGTATTTGTCAGACTGCTTGTCTACACCTACAATAGGGAAGACTTTATCTGCGATGAAGTTTTCCTGAGACTGAGCATAAGCAGTCGTCAGGTTGGTGAGCGGCTGATCAATATGCACACTCGATGGGGTCAGCAAAGGCATTAGTTTTCTCCTATTCCCTCAGTTACGCCGACTGGTTGGCTACTGGCTTGAGCAGAACACGAATGATTTCATTCGCACCCGAAGCTGCGTCCAGTGCTACGCCAACTTGGTAGTCGCCAGTGGTAAAAGCATCGGTAGCGTAGCCATTGGCATCAGAACCAACCAATGCACCTTTAGCTACTGCTTCACCAGCCTGCACCATAGCAATGCCGTCAATCTGGACGGAAAGGTTGGTGGTGGCTGGGGTAGCCGAAGGATCAACGGAGGTGAGGGCAACACCGATTGCCAGTTCACCGTCGCCTGCCTGAGCGGCACCCGTAGAGGTCATTTTTACGAACTCGAATTGATTGACAGCACTTGCTGCCTCTACAGAAATGTTGTTAAAGCGGCCTGCATTCGTCGCCATCTTTACTCTCCTTTATAGAGCTTAGTGATAAGTGCCTTGCCTTCGTCGGTCTTAGCTACAGCAGCATATGCCTTAGCATGGTCCTTCTTAGCAAGGTTGTTCTCGTCCATGTAGGACTTAACAAGAGCATCGAGCTTATCGCTGGAAGAGAGCATGTCTGCCTCTACCGACGCTTCACCGATCTCAGACATCGAAGCACCCATTGCTGCATCAGCAGCCTTGAGAGCCTCTACGATTGCGTCGTCTTTAGCTACAT